CGTGAACATCTGGGAGAACATCTGGAAGAACACGAGCATCTGGGAGAGCGTGAGCATCTGAGAGAACATCATGGAAAGCGTGAGCAATCTAATTCATTAGAAGACCGACTCAATTCACTCCTTGGTGAGGATAAAGAGGATGATCCCATTTCGATGTCCCAATCTCAACCTCCCACTCTTAAAGAACTAATAGAAAATAAAAAGGTAAAGATTAACAAATCGTACAATTACGTGGATGACGAGAAGACACAGAAGGATCGAAACGCCATCTATTTTAGATACGAGGTTTTAAGAAGAATGCATCCTAATGCCAACATTCCCGAGTTCACGTTATACTCTGACCCCAAGCTCATGTCGCAAAAATATGAAATGTTAACGAAAAAGCTATCGTTGGACTCATCTGTTGAAAATTGGAAACGATACATGATTGTCTTTGTAATGGGTTGCGAGGTAGTTCTGGGTAAGATCAATTTCGACATGGAGGGTTTTGCTCAGCAACAGATAATGTCAATGAACACGTACGATCAGCTGCTCGTCGAAATGGCAGAGAAGAGCTACATGCCGACAGGAAGCAAATGGTCGCCAGAGATCAGGCTCTGCATGATGTTGACGATGAACGTAGTCTTATTCATTGTGAGCAAAATGATCTTTAAAAAGACGGGCACCAACCTACTTGGTAGTATCAACACCATGACAAACGCAACGGAGCGTAACATGAAAGAACCATCAACCAATGTTTGAATAAGATTACAATTCATAATCATGCGAAAAGTAGGTGTACCTTAAAAGGTATCTTAAGTGAGTAAAATATGCAGATAAATGGTAAGAAAATCAAGGTATACTTATCCGATACAGTTGATACTATCAAAGATAGGATAGCGATATCAATGAACACGTTACCTCAGTACCTCGTGTTTGACCCTGAACTAGAAAACACATCACAGACAGGTAACATAGTTGTCGTCAACGTCCTCGCATCTATCATTAATTCAAAAGATACTGTGTTTCCAGAAGACAAGATCAACTTTGACAAAATCAGCAGAGAGGATGCGGAGCGACTATTCATCGTTACTCATGACATTACAAATAGTAACAAGTCCGCCGAGGATATTAAAATGTTCCTGACTTATACCATTTCAGGACTCACTACGTTGAATGCCATAACAATATTGAACGACAGACAGACAATCATGAATAAGATGAAGGATAATCTAGACAGACTCAAAAAGAAGGTAGATGCAACTACTCTAGCGTTTGAGGAATTTGACAATATTCCTTCAATTAATACGGCAGAGTATGAGGTTTCTACCGTCCAGTTTAGTATTCGTCTTGCGATTCAAGGTTCAATCAATGTGCCTGAACTTTACAACTCACTCACAGTTACCAAAATGGCTCCGTACGCGGTGACAGGTTCCGCGGATACAAATGGACCTTTCTACAAGATCTTTCATGACTTTTCACCAAATCCCGACTGGCTTGAATTAGAAACCCCGAACGTAATATTGGTTAAAGTGAATGGAGAGACGACGGCAGATCTGAGGCAACTCAAGAACAAGTACAAAAAGTATGCAGACACTGCGTTCACAGTTGTCACCAACAGCAGCGGACAGTGCGAGGTAGTTGCCACTCTGAACATGAGCGTTGGTTATCGTAACGTATCACGTGACGTTTTCATAGACAGGGCTCTGCAGATCTTCCCAACATTAAATAGAACCATGATTACTCACATGAATGAGCTCTCCACGGGGGGTTTCATCACTTATCCAAATCAAACCATCCTCATACCTATCTGGGCAGAAATGTGCTTAAACAATCCATTCTTCAACAAGATTGTAGCGCTCAATGAGTCAATCAGGGCGTCCAAGACCAAGCTCAACGCCTACATGTACGTCATCAATACATCAGATATTCTGAGTGTTACGATGAAGGAGACGGAAAAACCCAACATGTACGGGATGGAGGATGAGGGTAGTAATTTCATTAGAGTCAGGGTCAAGGTAAAAACAATTGAAGAATCACTCAGGTATCAAAAGATTTTGGGAAGACTATTTAATCTTTACAACAACGAGAGGGACCTCATACTAGCCGAATACAGAAAGTATTTAGGATCCAAATTCCTCAGGGATGAACAAACCAAACTAATTAAAAGACCTAGAAAACTGGAAAAACTCGAACTGAGAGCCATCGCTCCAGATATCTTTCTACCCACTTATTCTAGAAAGTGTCTTAAACGCCCAACCATTATAAACAAGGAGCGAGCAAATCAATATAGACGAAACAGAAAGAAACAGGTTATCGAGTTCCCTGTGTATGGAGAGAGCATTAAGCGTTACTACATGTGTGATCACGATACGCACCCTTATCCGGGTCTGAGAGAAAACACTCTCGATAACAAAATCAAGTTTCCCTACATTCCATGCTGTTACACTAAAGATCAGAACAGGGTAGGTACCAAATTCAGACACTACTATCAACAGGAAACGCTGAATATAAAGAATAGTGCCGTGCAGGACATTTTCATTTCAGGCAAGACACTCCGACCTGGCCTGCCGGGCACGCTTCCTTCTAACATTAAAAAACTTTTCTCAATTATTGAACCTAATCCTCAGTTCCAGTTTATCAGAGTAGGATCCAATTTGACCAAGAGCTCATTCCTCGAATGTGTCATGTTAGCCCTAAACATCAAAAACATTCAATTCCTCCAAGTAGAGGACCGTATACCTGTAGTGCAGAAAATGAGGAAGGAGATAACCACTGAGATTAACGCAATGGCAGCAAAACAGGAGTTTTACGATGAACCCGTAGACGTTATAATGGATAAGATGAGCAATTCCAACCTCAATGCTCTAGAGTTTGGACATGTCCTTGAATTAGTATTCAATTGTAACATTTTTGTGTTATCTGCCAGCGACAAGGACCCCGATGGTACGATACACATTCCCCGACACGCTCAGGCCTACTACAAGATGAAGCCTACGCGTGCCACTGTATTCGTTTATCAGCATGACATCAATACGAACGACGTGGACTTTTCCCAAATCCAATGTGAGCTGATTACAAGGACCAAAACCCCTGACATGAAAATTCTCGACAACATGGACACGTCATTTCCTCACTATGATCACGTTGTTGAAAAGATGTGGGCAATTTTCAGGAATCTCAACAGATCATTTAGTCACAACTCTATGCTACCTTCAATCTCAATTCCCAGACTCAATGTCAAATCTCAGGTTATCGACGTTTACGGTAAATGTAGAGTAGTTAACATAGACTTTAATGGCAACATGATTACCATGGTTTCTGAACCTTTACCTCCATACAACGCGGGAAACGCAACCCAAGTGTATAGAACATCTTTAGAAATATTAAAAGAATTTGCAAAGGTTACTAATGTTTTGTTTGTTCAGCAACGTGTCAGCGCCGGACGTGTGCGTGAAGTAATGGCGACAATGAGCAAGGGGAATTTGAAGGTTACATTCCTATGCGATGATACGAACAAGCTTGAGGGGGTGCTTATGAACTATGACCGTGAGGATTACAGTGAACTCCTCAAATTAGAAACTACTGTAGTTTCTCAATTCAATCATAACAAAAAGATTGCCAAGATCATTTACCAGTACGGCCTCTACTTCATGTCGCGATTCATGCACGCAAAGGGGTATACGACCAAACCTTTGAATGAGCAACAACTACTTGACTTTATCAATCAGCATATACTCATCAAACCCAACCATGTATTTACGAGCAGGAACATCTCCTCCAAATACTCGCTTGATTCACAGTTTGTTGATCAACAGAGTAAGGTAATCACTACGTCAAAGGAAATGCTTGTGCGATTGATTTACAGCCTTAGGTTGTATCAAAACACTCATTTTGATGAACTGATTGCGTACAAGGATAGGTTGTATATTGGGGACTTTTACGACGAAATATCCGACTTTGACCACTCCCCTTCTCAATTCTTGTTGGACACTCCCAGTGCTGTGATTGGGTTGATAGAAAACTACAAAACAAACAACATAGTCATTAAGAACGTGAGGGTGAATCATTCACATCCGTATTTTATATACAACCCATCGATTGCTGATCAGATTTACCTTGCTCAGAACGTGTTGCCTGTGTATGGAGAGGGGGAAAATATGATTGTTATGAAATCGGGACTACATGTGGCTAGTGAATTGGTTAAGTTTTGGGATAGGTATGGGTACAACGGGTACATGGGTGATGTAGAGGATGTGGGTGGAGATAAACCTGTAGATGTGTATTCGTATGTCAACGTTGACGAAGTAACAAATCTTACAAATCATTCAGATGCGCTACCTGGGATGGTGCTGGGTTATCTGGTTAACGGTGAAGCGTTATACACCGCGTTGATGCCATTGTGATTTCGGGAATTATATATTAGTTGTAATAAAATGAAAAGGTGGTTAATCATTCTTACAATTGTATTTACGTTAGTTGGTATTGTCATTGTCTACTTTGACTGGGATAGAACCATTCGTCTGAGTATGTCATCAATAAATGACCTCATAGACGTGTACAGCATGAAACCGAAGAGCGAGACCAGACGTGTGGTCGCCGTTATAGACTGTGATGATGGTGTGAATAATGGCAACGTGTGCAACAAGACGCTCAAATCTATCCTTGATCAGTCTATGCGCCTTCACGACATCGCGGTGCAGACAAACACTCCCAGAAAGATAGACCAAGGCCTCTTGAAGGTTGTATCGCTCCACAGACCAGGCACTGAACTAGTGCGTGAAATGGAACGTGATACAATCATTCTTAAATTAAAGAATGGGGTTGAATATCCATTTGATTATGTAGAAAACCAGCTCGAAATAAGAGAATAAATGTAGATGCAGCCTTTCCTATTCATTACTTCATGAAGTAATGAATCTACTCATTCTAGAAGGTTGGTGTAAACTTCCAGCCAAGTCTATTAAAAAGATTCTTACATATGTTATCATGGAACTTTTTCCTGTCGATTGTCTTTAAAACGGTAAAGTTTTCAATCTTGCATGGGTGTCCATGGCGTTTGAGCAATTGAAAGAGGAGATATTGGACATTCATAAAATTCTTCCTATCCAGTTCCTCTTCTTTATCCTTACCGTGTATATTGTCATAAAAAGATACAAGCTCTTTGAAATCATCAATAAGCCGGTCTTCGAGGTAGCCAATATCATCGACTCTGTTGCTTGTCAACGTAAAATATATTAGGTTTACATTTTCATAGTGTTTGGTATACCTCTTTTCTCTGAGAAACATCATTATTTGGTTACGTGTAATCTTTGAATACTTGATGTGTTTGGGTAGTGATGAGTCTACCGGATCGGTGACGAGTAACTTATAATCTTTGAACATTGAATCTAAATATTCATATATCTTCTCTGGAATTTTACAATTCTGTTTGCCTTGGTATTGTTTGATACAGTCTTGAAAGTGGAGAATTCTGTTGTAAATAAATTTACCTACTACGTTGACGCGGGTGTAGTCTTTGTGAGTGATACCCGTCTCGATTGCATACTGTTGGGTAGAGCAATTGAGGCAGGTCTTCCTATTAAACTCATCTATCTCAAATTTATTCTCATCTACGTTCTCACATGATGGACAGTAAGAGTTCAGGTTAATGTAGTCTACCTTCTCGGGATTGGGTGGTATATCAATATCCCATTCTTTTGTTTTAGCCATATGTCTTACGATATCAAGAAAAGCTATAATTAGCTCATTCTTCCTTCTTAGTATAGGTAGATTGTCTTCTTTCACGTGTGATATGGGTTTCTTGAGTATGTTGGTATATTCAATGATCAGCGCATGAGTGCGCATAAAGAAAAGCGCGCGAAACGTCTTTTTTTCGTTCACGACTGATTTTTTCAACGCCTGCAGTTCTTCATATACACCAAGGTCTAAATGATACGAGTCGTCGAGTAGTAAGCTATCCAGGAGTTGTATTTTCTCCTCGTTGATTATATCCTCCTTTTCTATTTTTTTTAGGACGGCTGAGTTGAGGGCCAAAATATTTATTGACATCTTTTCATAACCCCGTGTCGCTTTTTATCTCATTACAAAATCTATACTACGTCACTGGTTTCAGTCCTAGAACTATATTCAATCCAGTCATTGTATTCTGCTAATGTATATTATTTACTTATCATTCAAGGTTCTGAAGCAGGGCTTCTAACGTGGGACGTATTTGCTCATTTAGTTCATTATCTTCCCATGACTTGCGTTCTGTGAATTCGAAAGCTTTGACCTTGATACAATTGTCGGGTTGGGTCGAGTACACTTCGGGATGATCATCTATGATGTAAGTCCTATTCATGTCAAATCTTGCAAGTGCAAACTCATCCTTTAGAATATCGAGCGCCTTCTGAGAGCCACGGATGCGTTTTGATTTCTTACAATGGTATGAAAATAGAATGTAGTCGAGCTTACGCTCTGGGTGATCTTTCAGTATGAACTCGTGGATAATAAACAGAGCATATGATTTGGAGGCCGCTGTCCAAATACTAACATTAAAGTTTTCAAATAAGAAATCTAGGAATTCCTGGAGACCAGGTCGTTCGAAAACCTTGTAAATGTTTTCCATGTTTTCCCATCTGAATTGTTTCATTCGTGGTTTAAAAATGGGTTTTTCCTCTTCTTTGGATATTGAGCATATGAGTGTATTGTCCAAATCAAGGAGGATGTTGATATGTTTGGGCGCGTTGAATCCTTTGGGGTACGATGTTACTTCGTGCATCTTTTTCTAAGATGTAGATAAGATCCATAGACCATCAGAAGATTTTCAGATATCAATAAAAAGATGATAACAAGATTCCTTATAGCTTCTCTCCTTGTAATACTATTGATTAGCGGGTTATACAAGGTTTCATGTGAAAAGGAGAAAAAGAATAAATTAGAAATGCTTGGTGCAACTCGTGAAGAGTTAGGTAATAGCGAGCAGGCTGTGATTGAGTGTAAACTAGCCGTTAGGAAGATTGAAGATGAGATAGCATCTCTCAGGGATAAGATTGTTGAAAAAAAACTTATCGAGTTAAGAGAGTGTAAGGCTGTGTTTGATAGTAAGATTAATGCATACAAACTTACTCACACTGCTGCTACCGGCACTACCCCTTCGAATAGCCAAATTGAAGCAATGAAGAGACGATTAGGAATTACCATTTAATAACATTACATTTATAACCTTTCAGGTTATAAATAATACCTACTTGATCACTTGTATAAAATTATCTTGATAGTGACACCCTTCTTCATGCTACCCCAATTACCAGAACGACTCATTTCTACAAATGTAAATTGATCTTGTTCATTCAGAGCCAACACGTGTATTTCCTTCACGTTAACATTATTTTTGAGGGTGTTGACAATGTTATTCTTTACCTCATCAGATGTCATTATGTTAAAAGGTTTGACGATAGGACACGAGTTACCTTTGCATTCAACCTTCTTAGGTAGACAATTGTAGAACTCCATAGCCTTGCTAAGCTGGGTACTCATACCATGGTAGGGGATAATTAATACTTTCATTTTTCTCTTCTTAGCATACACATAACTCTCTAATTTTTTCTATTCATTCTTTACTTTCACGTCTATTCGTAGTAAATCACCTTTCTTTGTATGAACGATAAGAGCCTTTTCGAGTCCCAACATCTCAGGTCCCAGCTCCTCGTGTTCATACATGAGGAAAGGTCTGGCCTCATCTGTGTAACATTCGTTGTATCCCTCGTCCACGACGGTTTCAATCTCATCCTCGCGCTTCTTCACAATCAGTTTGACCTTCTCACCCATAATGTAGTGAACCAACAGAAACTTGTCATTACCAAGGGGTGTTGCGGTCTGATGCCACCACTGCTTCAGTTTAGTGACCCTCTCTCTGTACACCGCCCTGATCAACGCTTTGATGAAAAATATAACACATATGATGGTTGCCTGCCAGCTCTGTGTGATTGCATTTAGGGCCATGAACGCATCAACATGATCTTTCAAAAGAGGCCAGTACACATCTTTCACGGCAAACAAATTAATCAACGTGAATAGGTAAAATAACACAGATATGAACATTTTTCTATATATGACGGTGTTAATAAGTCCGTTACATTAATTCAATTGGAGGTGCAGACGGTACCACAGGATACAATCTCTCATAGATTGGATAGGTTTGAGGCTGTTCAAACACAGACCGTTCCTTTATTTCAATTAGGGGCGGTGTTAATCCCCTAAGAGACCTTCTGACAGTGGCTGTTTGTACTCTGTCAGGTCTGCGCAGTTGGTTCTCCATAGCTGCTCCCGACATACTATCCATGCGCCTATGTCTTTGAAAAAATGCTAACGTATCGACAGATGTTGGAACAGTTTGTGTTACATTTACTGTTCCAAACGACGTGTTTATAGTGGAACTGCTTGGAACGGTGACTCTCTTACTGTCTATTGGCAACCTGTCATGAATTAACGCGATGATCTCGGCATCACTCGTACGCTCATGGACCAAATCAGAGAATGTTGAGCCACCATAGAAGGTTTTAAACCAATTGATTTTCCCTCTCGCAACTATCTCTTTCACGAGCTTCTTATTGTCCAGGTTTTCGGCGAGTAGCTGTGTAAAGTCATAGTACTTGTAAATTAGGTCTACGATCCATTTGTATTTATCTATCGCTCTTTTATCGGTTGTGAGGAAAGTAAACATGTTTTTCATGTTAATGTTGTACTCGTGTAAATTCTTGAGGATAGTGATGACGTCTTCCTCTGACGCGCACGTGAAAAGTGCTTCCTCATCGTTATTGAAAATGGGATGTTCGCACAAGGGACACTGAGGTTTGTACATACTCTTTATGCAACTAGCGTGGAAAACGTGCTTACAAAGAAGCTTGCGGCCAGGGCCCTTGCGATTGACCCCGTAGCGTAGATCAACGAGCTTAATCTTACTCAAACAAATAGCACAGGTTGGTTGTAACTTCATTTTTATAATAAATAAAAGTAAATTTATATCATTATTGAGCCGTCAGACCATGTTTGATAAATCTATACGAGTTAACTATTCAAATGGCTAATAGAAAATGAATTTGGAAAATATAATCATGTGTACCATATGTATAGCGTCCATCGCCGTATTGGGTTACTTCATGTACATGAAGGTTTCTGCTCAGAACCAGGAGATGAACAAACTGTCCAAACGATTCGAGGCAATTGAAATGTTGTTTGCAAGACCCCCTCCCCCAGACGACCTCCACGACATGTACGGAACCAAGTACCAACACTCATCTGATCATAAAACACCCATCCTTTCCCAAAAATCACCCTGTGAGTCTGCCATGTGTGACCTTGAACCGCTTCGAATAGATGTTAATGAAGATGAATTGGAAAATATAGTGAATGCCGAACTGAGTAAGGTAATAGAGAAAGAGGCTGCAACATCGCCAAAGAGGAAGCAGATATCAAAAAATAGCGACGAGTAAAACACTACTAAATCTCTAGAGAAAAACAAGTTAAATAATTATATATTTAAAGGAGTCTAAAGATCATTCCATTTGAGTAAAATATGCTGTTATATTCTAAATTGTATGATTTACTTACATGTCGGAATAAAATTGGAAGTAAGCCAGCACTCAGGTGCAAGGTAATGGAAATATACGGTCGCAACGACAAGCTGCGATACGTTTACTTTAATACCGAGAACAATATCCCATGTCTGCTTTACATACCCTCAAAACATGAAGTTAAAATGGATATAAAAAAGTTTCTAAACTTATCAAGATGGAGAGATAATGATGTCAATTTTGAAGCTGTGTTGGCAGCTGACCCAGATTTGTCTATCGTTAAAGAAGTACGAGCCACATCATCACCTCAAGGTTTCATACATCTCATTAAACAACTGGAACCATCCCTCAAATCAATCCCTTACAAAATAGGCATCATCTCTGAAGAGTATCTGCTAGTGTTACATGGAAGTGGAGATGTTGATGTTTTCTATACCAATGGGCCAAAGGAGACCAAATTACTAGTAGTTTTGGATATTGAGACACTACTATTTAATAATGTTATTCCAGAATTGGAACGAGTACACAAGAACGTTGTCAAACTTATTAACGATTCGATTAATAGTTACTGGGACTCACTTTTAGAACTCCTCAACAAGTGCCATCAGATGAAAATAATAAGTAAGGGTAAGCAGAAACTAAATGGTCTCAGTCTTATCGACCAAAGTATGAAGGTAAGCATGACGCACAAGGCTATCAAACTAGCGCTAGAATGCTGTTTTGAAGAGGAGATTAAAGAGTGATTTTAGGGTTAAAGACAACCATGGTATAAGTAACCATGTCGTTTTTGAATGCACCTTCGAATGTATTGACACCTCCCACAACACCTGACGAATGTTCTACATTTCCACAATTTCCATCCGATACACCTGGTAAAAGCGTCATAATAGATCTCACGTTGGTTACTTTTGACGCGTACCCGCAGATCGAGTTCAGAGGTCGTAAAACTGAAGAAGGGATTTTGGTCAAGGCGGCTGATCTTATGTCCGCGTTTGAACTGAGCGCGGATTACTTGAGGACAATAAAAAGGTATCTAGCTATATACTCATTAAAGGATCTTTACAGTCAGGACTTTAATAGCATCACAGGAGTCACTGATGATGGTGAGCAATTTTCAGAATACGCCCAGTCTCATGAGCTGTTTATAAAATACAAAGGTATAGAGATACTATCTTATAACGTACCCATCCTGAATACGTTTAAACAATGGTTGGATAGCGTGATGGAATTTGACCTATATTGTTATGAGCAAGTACCATATGATGAACTTAAATGGTAATCATGTTTTTTATAACCACTAGTGGTTATAAAATTATCTAAACTACTTGTCTTTCTTGATCTCGAGCTTTTGTTCATTGACTACATTACGAGTCTTGTTGAGAAGTTGTACGATGAAGTTCTCATCATCAATTCCTTTTGAATAGAGTAAATCACGTACACGTTGCTGATGGTCTTTGTTAGAGAGATTTATTTTCTTCTCATGATTTGCCAATGAGATGTACGTGTTTGAGTCGACTCTGATGCCCTGTTCGTTTCGCTCATTGAGGTAGGTTTGGATCTCTTTTACTAATTCCACTTCCTCCTTTCTTAGTCCGTTGATCACCGTTTGATATTCCTTGAGCTTGGTCTTGATCTGAATTAACGCGTTGATTGTCGTTTCTATCGTCATCTTTTGAATACTCTTTTGAATACTCTTGTAGAGACTTTAAGCCATAAGTTTCGATGAAGATCTGTCTTTCATCTTCTTCAAGCATATCGGGATTGAGACCGTCACGCAACATTAGCATCACTTGCGTAGACGCCTCCATTTTAACGGTGTGAGGATTAGGATCATTGGCCTTATCGTACATGCATTGGGCCATCTTCTGATAACGATACAGTTGATCTGGGTCCATGCGCTTGATCGTCTCTTCTATTGCAGAGTCGTTCCATATTGACTTGTCATTGATCTGGTCGATAATAATTTTACTCATTTTATTTATTAAAATACTACATAAATCATTCATCATGGGAATGTATGACAGAAATGTAACCCCGAAGGGTTAAATTTCAAAGAAAAGGGGTACATATATTTAGTTATCTGAATCACTATCGTTATTAATGACCTTCTTGTTAGAACATGTGACAGATGGTGAATCGGAATCGGAATCAGAATCGCACGCGATGGGTTTTTCACTGACCAACTTATTCTTCAAATGAGAGGATAAGCGGATGTCACGCTTAGGCTTTGACTCTATAACACTACTCAGGATTGCCTCTGAAAGCTTCAACTGAATGTATGGCTCCTTGGCTCCAATAAACACACTGTCGACCACAATCATTGCAATTACGCGACAGGTAATATTCTTATCGAGAAGCCTTACGACAGTGTCAGCTAGATCGAGGGGTTGATCATCGTTATCATAAAACTTAGTTTTCATGAAGTTATTACCCTCCACAACCTTAGCGTACATATAAACCGAGTCTATACCATTGTCCTGTTCTTTCCTTTTGACAATTTCCATACTCTCTACGTTAGAAGCCCACTTTTTGTCACGAGTCTTATTGAGTGCTGCGATCATTTCGCTTGTCATCAGTTCCTCCCTGACTTTACTCATAATATCTTCCAAAATCTTTATAGTTCCATCCTCAAGCTCAATATCGAGTAGTTGTTCATCCGACAGCTGCTCACCGTTAGCCTGCATTTCTCTCAACTTCCTGTCTCTCATGACAAACGACATTTTGGAGGGAGATGTTTCCTCGTAGCGCGAGATTCCATATGAGAATAGCTGAGTTGTCTGAATTTTAAGTTTGTCCAACTTTCCTTCGTATTTGTATTTAATGTTGGCCCAGACACCCTTTTGATTTGGGGTAGGTTTTTGGTTGGGTTTTTCGACTATAATATTTTTAACATCTAGTTTGTGAAATGAATCATCATTTTCAACAGAGATAATGTTTGAACTCATGATTGCTTTAATCTTTTCTATTAATCATTCTGTCTATAATTCAATTATTTTAAACCATTCAACAATCAAGTAGGTAAATTCCCTCAAAAAAGGGTTAGAGACCCAAATTGTGAGGAAAAATGGTTCTCAAAACGATTTCTATTAAGGAATTGAATATAAACTCAATCAGACCCAACTTGGAAAACCTTAATATGGGTGGCTCCAAAATAACCATCATAGGCAAGCCAGGTTCAGGCAAATCTGTTCTGATCAAACATCTGTTATACTCCAAGCAACACATTATCCCCACAGGGATCGTTATTTCCGGTTCCGAGGACAGCAACAGGTTCTACTCTAGTCTTTTCCCTGATCTATTCATCTTTGATAAATACAATAAAGAAGTGATTGAAAACTTCATCAAACGTCAGAAAATGGCCAGACAGCACCTAAGTAACCCGTGGGGTGTACTTGTGATGGATGACTGTATGGACGACGTCAAGATATTCAACGATCCACTCATGCAAGGGTTATTCAAGAACGGGAGGCATTGGAACATGTTAGCTATTTTCGCCAACCAGTATGTCTTTGATTTCAAACCCAGCATTAGAACAAACATAGATGGGATTTTCATTTTCAGGGACCCCAATCAAAGTAACCGTGAAAAGATTTACAAGAACTTTGCTAGCATCATCCCCTCGTACTCAATTTTCTGCCAACTAATGAACGAAATGACCACCGACTACACATGTATTTACATAAATAATCAGATCCAGAGTAATGAATGGACAGACGCTGTTTTCTACTTCAAAGCCGAGCAGGTACCCGACTTTAGTTTTGGATGCGACGACTACCTACATTTTGCAGAAAAACGTCAAGCATAAGTGCATAAAAAAAGTTGTAACCCCGGAGGGTTACAACTATCTAAAAAGTAAAAGGCGTGTAAGGCACGTGATTAGCTCATTGGTTAGACTTCGTCTTCATCTTCTTCCTCTACGCACGTCTTATCAAGCCAGTACTTGTCTTTCACAAGTGCACCCCAATGTTTGATAAAGTGTGTCCTGAAAGTAGTCCCGTTGAAGGGGGTGCGGTTGGGATACTCTTCCTTTAACCATTCCTTGAAACAACTGTACAGAGTAGCAGGGAAGAGCCTGGAATCCTTCTTTGAAAAGACGCATTGCTGCTCGAACTGCTTGTAAATGTCGTTCTCCTGTCTGTACATATCAGTAGCCACTTTGACCTTCTGTGGCTCGACGGGGTCCAACGATTTGATTGCGCGCCACCTCTGAATGAGATACCAGGCCAATGGTTGCGTCATATCGGGAATCTTATCATTAAAGTTCTTATCCATAGGGAACACCTTCGCCTTCATTTGTTCCTCAAAGTCATTAGGACACTCATCTTGTGGTAAAAAAGTGCTTTCGAATGGGATGACCCGGACCCTGTTCCAGGTAGCCCTATCAGCGTCTCTGATGGCCGGGAGTGTGTTGCAGATCATGTGTAGTTTAAACATGGGTTTAATCTCCTTCGTATCCTTACCCTTCTGGAACAAGTCGCGTGCCCAGTATGAATCGTTACCAGTCAAACCCTTGAGTGTACCGGCGTTGATTATCTCATCCGTATTTGGCTCATCCATAACCGCCCATCTCACACCGTCACCGGTGCGAGCCATCTCAGGACTGGCTGCCCCAATGTTGCTTTTCTTACCTGTGATGAGAGAGGTGCTGAATTTGACCGCCAGTTTACCCAGCATCTTTTCAAACAACGTTTGTGTAACTGTCTTACCATTGTCACCCTCGCCAGTCCAGAAGAGGATAACCTTGTTAAAATTACCACCCACAAAAACACGACACGCTTGGTTTAGAAAGTAGTCGCGGATTTCTGGGTCTGGGAAGACCTTTTGAAAAAATTTATCTACTTCTATCACATCGGGATGATCGATTGATCCGTAATCTTTGTATTCGATTGACATCGCGACAGATATGTAATCCTCAGGGGTACCGTCCCTGAAAATGTCGTTCTCAAAGTCAAATACTCCGTTCTGGAAAGCCACAAGATATGGATTTTTATTAAGCATGTTGTAAAATTGACTGTTGTAGAAAACTTCCTGTGACTCTACCATGACGTGGTTTTTGAAAGGAGCGGTCTTGCATTGTCTGATGAGAGAGTTCATCTTTTTAATTTGTGCTTCCAACGCCTTCCTCTCTGCGTTATTTTCTTCCAACTCTTCGATTGATTTATAAATTTCATTTTTATTTTTAGTGAGTTGCTTAATGATGATGCCGCTATCATCTGATATGCGCTTACGGAGGTCGATACCCCCAGCACTAGGCTTCCAAATATGATCTTCAAAATGATACCATTCCTTATGCGCGCTGCACACGAATTCATTACCATACTCACTGAACAGAATTTTGGCTATGTCGCTGTGGCATCCGTTTACAGAATTAGCGATGAGGTGATGGGTCTTGTTGTTAATCATCTTTTCATACTCTTCAGGATTGTCATGTTTGGCATAGTGCTTAAGCGTGCCAATAGTGTAGTTGTTGGGACGCATTTTTGACCAAAGCGACAGGCATTCACTCTCGTTGAATTTATCACTCTGATCTGAGAACTCTAGCCATAATGAGAAGCCATCGTCATCACCACCGCTAATCTGCCAAAGACAATATCCAAAGTTTAGCCAAGTGTGTCGGTCATCAGCGCGGGAAGATTTAATCATACTGAGAAGTGTCTGCGCCTCGTGGAGCATTTTCTCTACAGAGTCGTTAGCGTATTGCTTCCTTCTACTCTTCACCATCTCAAATATTTTTATGAGAGGGGTAGTGATGCTGGGTTTGGGATTGTAAAAGTACGTGTCTGCCCGGTCGTACAGGAAAATGGATAGGATACGAGGCAACATATTCTTCACATTATTTCTACAGTCCACGTCTTCTATCGTTTCACCTGGATACTTGTTGCAGACGTAATCAGACAAACCTTCCTCGAGCGTGACCTCCTTTACATCTTTGAGGAAACATTTGGTAGCTTTGTAGGGAGTAGATGTGCTGTGTTTCTTTGATCCATGGATGAGCCAGTGGACGTTTAATACGTTAGAATCTATAAAGTCTTTGGCTCCAATGTTCTCAAACAGACCGTTAATTTTTTCCTTCACTTTGGGAATAATGTACACCTCCTGCACCTTTTTGTCGAGGAACAGTTTAGGAAAGTGAAGATGAAAACCGTTTTTTATGTACTTTTCACCAGCAATTTCTGTTTCATATGGTTTCTTTTCAAGTAAAATACATGTGAAGGATGCGTTTTGTTTGTCCACGTCTACATTTGAAAAGTCTACAACCTCATTAATGGCTTGTTGGTACGCGTTCACTACTTCCTTGACCTGTTTGTCAGTGTAGAGGTGTGGGCGTAGCTCATCTTCTTTTAATAAAATAGACTTTTTTACTCTGAGATCGATATCAACAAGGATGGGTGTCTCTTTCCCTGGGTTTTCGGCAAGGTACACTGGATTATTTTGAGAAAGGGTGTTGCTATAGATGTGCCAAAATTCCTTCATTTTTGAACCAAAGGAGTATACACCCATAGGGGTACCCATTGACACGTGTGTATGAGTGGGATCATTGGGTGCCTTCATCTCCCTCAGGAATTCGTTGAGGGAAACGTTTGTTGTTATTTTGTTCTTACTATCAAACATCCTTTTAATATATTAGATTGTTAGTCGATAAATCTATTCAATTTTTTTAGGAATATGGTTTCATTACATGTTAATGTAATGAACATAAAATAGCCTAGCTTGTTTCACATCTTGTCTTCTATTTCGAGGATGGCCTTGACCTTCTCTATCAGATCGACATGATCATCCGAGGAGATACCATTACTCTTGTGCGTCTTGACACCCATATCTCTGAGTTCACTGACCAAATTTATACCTCTGTTTTCAATGGGTTTTTTAAACACTTCTTCGTTAATAAGATTACCGTATGATTTAATCCTATTCAAATGCTTCGCGTAGTTCTTACGGAGACATCTTATAACGACGTACCCAGCATTCCTGAGATGAACAGGTATTAGCGGCGACGTTGCATCGTTGCACGATGGTAATCTGACGAGGTTAATCACTTCCTCACAATCAGACTGAGACACCACGACCCTCTTAGCAATCTCTTCCACTCGCTTACCTACTATTTCATCGACGAGGAATGTGAGATTATCTGTTTTCTGAGAGAGAACCCCGACCTGCTTAGCTGTTTTGTTAATTGTCATCTGGAGTGAATTGTCATCAATGGATTTGGTGAGCATGAGCATGTGTGCCACTCGGGCTAGCCTCACGAAGAAATCCCTGAAGAGCTTATTGCAAATAAGGCAGAGATCCTTCAGGCAGTAACCCTTTACCATATACATATTCTCATGATTGTCTTCTGTTGAAAACCTGTAGTCAGTTTCCCTGTGAAACATGGTAAGAACCTGTTGATACAATCGATTAAGAGTGAGATTGTTATCCTTAATGAGCCAAGCTTCAATGAACGGCTCATCAAGGAGGATCCATAATTCGTCAAAACCTGGATGCCAAAATAATTTTAGAAATAGAATGTCATGATCCTTGAACCTGAACACCTCTTGCATGTACTGGTCATTGAGATAACTGAGTTTACAAGGATTGTTAAGCAATTGACTTACGGTGAGATACATTTTATAATTATACACTGACTGTCTTTAGATTTCAGTTTCATGTTGAGAAAATGTTACCCCGTGGGGTAAAATTTTCAAAGCCCGATGGTTTGGGCAGTGGTCGAATTAGTTGTTTACTTTCTTCTCATGCAGCGATCTCTCGCTTTGCATTTTTATCAATCTTTTCATATTCTCCAATGAGCTGGTTGAGATCTGATGGCTTCTGTATCGCGAGGATGTCTGAAATCCTGTTTTTATCTGTTATTATTCTATTGCCATGTCTCACAGACTCATTGTAACGATTGTGAATCTCTTTCAACATCCTATCCTGTTTTGAAGTGATTGTACTGTCCGAGGGCTCAGTCTTATCGATATACCTTTTCTTGTACTTGTTGAAAAGATCCACTACAACCGTCGTCCAGATATAGTTGAGCAGGGGCTGAGGGTTGAAGTTATACAGGTGGCAAAAGTCTTCAAGCATATTACCAATCTGAGCAGTAGTCTGCTGATTGGTCCTATTTCTCAGATTGATGACGGTGTTCTGGCAGTTGAGCTCAAGGAACCTAAATCTGATGCTTGACACGTTTCCTCTCACGTTGAATAAATATTTGTACCTATCATTGAGGAATTTAAAGTGCTTATTTTCTTGAATGGCGATGAATCCCTGAATGTGATTAATATCTACCGAGTCAAGTGCGGAAAACATTTCCTGCACGTCTTTAAAGACGTGCTCTCGAGGTCTCGGAACTTTAAACCCATCCATGATCACATCCTCATTAAATGACAATTTGTTGTCTTTGTCAAACACTCCAATATTTAAGAAGCGGGGTGATCCTGTGAGACAAACGATGCGCTCCTCTTTACATGGCTCCAACAGGAACATGTACTTCTTGGATTTGTCCAGATTTTTATCATAAATCGCGTTGAGGTATTCCTTGGCATTCTTCTTTCTCTCCTCTAAGGATTCATCTTCATCTTCGAAATATTCATCGTCAGTGACACTCCTGATGTTTTCTCTGACCGTGTCGGCAAAATGGAGACCAAATGTGGTCGTTTTTGCCGCCCACTTACTATTGAAAGCATCCAGACGTCGGTTTGTGGAGGTGTACCACTTTCCTTCAATGTTGAACACTCGAAGCAAGGTACCTTCATGCGCCTCAGAAAACCTACACTTTTCAAACTCAAATCCAAAACCTTCATATTTGGATTTGGTGAGTTCAATCGAGTAGGGGTAGCTTTCAAGGAAAAGCGTGTCGCCATGAAAGACGTAGCTTTTCGCATTGGTGCTATGAGGGATGCAATTCTGGTTCCTATACTCAGAACAGTACAACTCTACTGAAGGGTTTTCCTTGTCAACATCTGGAATTTTCCTTAGATATTTAACATTTTCCTTTGTAATTTGATTGTTCATCATAATAACTTTATTAGACATAGTCATTTTGTCTATCACTTTATGCTCATAAATATGTTTCTTGGATATTCAACTCTTCTTTAACTGTTTGACCCACCCTTCGTGGTTATAATAAATGTTCACATATAACGTCATAATATTTTACAACAGAAGCGATCAATTTCAACTTTTCACGGTTTGTTTGTCCAGAAAGTGGTGTATCTTCTCCATTGATTAAATCATCTAAAGGGTAAGTAGCCGTGTCAGCCTTGATCAAAGTCTTAAAATACGTTAGTAGGCTATGAAAGAAGGCAATTTCCGTTGAAAAGAGTTCAGGGTTGTTCTTACTCCAGACGCGGAGATGTGAAGGTATATACAGTTCACATTTGTTACAGAATGCATGGGATGTTTTGAGGATAGTAGATTGCTTAGGTTTATACGTCTCAATGTAAGGCGTCAATGGTTCGAAGAAATCATCAAGGTTATCAGTCGTTAGTTTACACTTGAGACTTTTGATAACCTCGATGAGGTTGTCCACTGAGGTAACATATGTTGCCAGGAACGTAATGTACTCATTTAACGAGTACTCGTCCCTGAGATCACATTTGTCAGATGCCAAACGTATTAAGTACATAGTTTTGCTTTATTACATGTTTTTGCAAGTAAAATTCAACTTATTTTTTTCTCTTATAGGATCACATGTGGCCTAAAGGCAATATTCTTTCATAAAATGGTAACCATTTCATCATCTACAAAGTCAAATGACAAGCCCAGAAACAGGGTCATAATGATTGGCTTCTGCAGTGAACTTATCAAATCAATCCTTGACGATAAGAGCATCGCTAAACTAGTCATTTTTGATTATTACGATAAAAGTAGAGAAGAGTTTGAAAAGATATACCCATTGTACAAGGACCGAATCACTCTATATGAAGGTGAGATTAGAGCGAACCTTGGTGCATATTTAAAGTTACGTGAACAGGAAGGAATAACCAAAGATATGCACAGACTGGAGGTGGGCAACTTAGAGATGTTTAAAAGCTTGGAAAGATTTTGTATTAATTAGACGTCATTTATAACCCAGTATGGGTTATAAATTTTAAACATGTGCTGAAGATTTCTGAGAGGCATTAATAAACGTCAAGAATCTAAAGGCAAAACATATGGATATAAAATGAACAGAAAACACTGCGTGTTGTTATACTCGAAATACTCCCAGGCATCGATAGACTTACTATCTTACATTGAGGGGTTATCTTTCGATTTCCCAAAGGTGATTGGTATGACCATGACTTGCATTGACTATGTTAATTTCAAGGATGTGCTTGATAAGAATGATATTAAAAACGTGCCCACTCTGTTGGTCGAGTACTACGCAGGTTCAACAATCAACCAGACCAAACAAAAGTTTGAAAGTGAATACATCTACATGTGGATCGATCAGGTTATCAACGAGTTGAAGCTTGAACACAACCAGGTTCCAGAACAGCCTGTAGTAAAAGGTGTAGGAAAAGGTGTAGGTAGGACCATGTTAGTTAGATCGGCTACTGAATTACCAGACGAAGAGCTGGAACCACCTAGCGACACTCCTCCGATTCAAAAGAAAGAAAGAATTGACGTTACGTCCCTAGCACAACAGATGGCAAAGGAACGTGATTTGCAAATATCAGAGACTGATAAGAAGCGTGCACTTTAAATTTACATGATTTATCATAGAATAAGAAAATGGCCGATCAAATTAAAAATCTACCAACGTCTCAGGAACAACCGTCAGACGTTGACATGAACGTGATGCGGGAGATTTTCGGGGATGGAGTTAACGTAGCAAAATCACTTCAACTGAAAAAGATTATCATACCCGCCATCATGTTCGTGGTGCTCAGTCTCCCCATGATAGATAACTTTCTCAAAACCATAGTCCCCGACTCTGACGCGGTTCTCATATTTGTAAAGACTCTTATTTTCCTTGTGATGCTCGCGTTGTTCCAACTCATTAGTATGTAATCACATATAAGAATAATATAATCGTATATAAAATGTATTTAACATCAAGGGATTTCACCGTTAACGATGGTCAATTGGTTAAAATTAACGACCAAGGATACTCATTCGTATTCATCTATACTAACTCATGTAAATGGTGTCATGATCTCATGCCAGCTTTTAAACGTCTCTCTACCATTGTAAGAGGGGTTAATTTTCAGTACATGGACATGGCAAATGATAACTATATTCTGATGGACATGTCTGCCATGACCAATACGCCTATCGAATACGTGCCATTTCTGATCCTATTCCTAAACGGAAAACAGATTGCCCACTTTTCTCCGGATGATAATAACCCTAACATCATAGAACAAATGGAAAGTTTCATAGTCTCAAATACTCGCAGACAACCTAATGGAAATTCTTCTTTTGAACTGGAAAATGATATACCCCCCTATTCTCTCGGCATCCCATACAATCGCGGAACAAGGAAGGTTTGTAAACTATTCAACGACGCGTACGGAAATTGAAAACCGAACACTATCAAGTTGATCTAAAGGATTAGTAATGAAAATAAGACACATGATGAATACCAATGTAAGTATGCTGAACGAATACTCTCAGAGTAAGCAGATGCTACCATCTGATAAAATTGATAGCGATGCTAAAATTGATAGCGATGCTAAAATTGATAGCGATGCTAAAATTGATAGCGATGCTAAAATTGATAGCGATGCTAAAATTGATAGCGATGCTAAAATTGATAGCGATGATAGCGCCACGTTTCTTCAATTTACATCGGAGGAGGATATTGATAAGTTTATTAAATTCTTATCTGCTTTCACCGCAGATACCCCCCGACAACCTAGCGGAGAGCCTTCTTATCCTCTCGGCATCCCATACAATCAGGGAACAGGAAAGGTTAAACTATTCAACGACGCGTACGAAAATTGATAGCTTCTTGTAACTAATACTGAACCATGAACATATCAGAACCATTTACTAATTCTGGTGCTTCCAGTGCACTCTTACTCGACTTCCAACCTATCGCCTTTTTCGTAGCCTCCCATATACATTTCCTCTTTGACCCGATAAAGATTTTTCCCAATTCCTCAATCAAATCTTTCCTTTGATACACCAACACGTTATCTACCATCTTACATTCGAGGTTGTTGAGAATGTCTTGTAACATTCCCTTTACTGAATCCTCAGATAGCACAATGTCCTCTTCGTCATTACCGTAATGGATTGTAATCATGCTGATGTCTATAGGAGGTGGAGGTTCGTCTTCCCCTTCTTCTTGACTCTGAGGTAACCTAGCAGTGACAAATCCATATACATAATCCAAAGACTTGTCGTAGTTTTCGCAAATCACAGTTATGATATTACAAAGGTCTTCAAATTTGATGCCTATGTACATTTCTCCTTTCTCGTTATGTTTAAAATCACATAAAAGTCTTTGTATGTGATAGTCGAGATCCTTAGATGCGTAGACTTTCTTAATGTATGCATAGTAATACTGATCTTCTTTAGGACGACCTGTTTGGTATCCATCAATCCTTCTGACAAGCCTCTCTGTGGATCCGATTTTGAAAATACGTTCCCTAGAGTAAATGTTTGTGGTGGCTATATAGATCCACTCCTCCTTCTTTTCCTTGACGCTACCGTGTTTAATGAGTTTGCTAATATTTAGAGACTTACGTTCGGCTCTTTTACGCAAGTCTTCTTCAGCAGCGAGAGCAACTGCTTGGGCTTGTATTTTTTGATCTTTAATTTCGATAATCTGTGATTGGTTCCGTTGTTCTAATTTGAGCTTTTCCAGCTGCTTTTCTATACCCTCCATCCTAACAACTCCTTGTCGCCTGAGTGTTGGTAATACGTAATCGCATACAAGGGTCTGGAACGCGTCTGATAGTTGAGTCTTGCTCTTGTTTATGAGACGATAAAAACCAGATTCGTTAATATACACACTTTTACCTTCATGATATGTGAGATTTTTGAGGTTGTTTAGACCTAGAAAGTTGGGGGGAGCTACACCGTCCAACTCAGAAACCCAATCGGAACTCAATAAACTGAGATTTCTCTTTTGATGAGGGAGGACGTTTCTCTGGAGAGCGTCTTTTTTATCTTTATATTTAAGTATAGCACATGCATCTTTTCCACAAAACCAAGGTTTATCAGAGGTACCAACCACGCGGACATGTCCCTGTACACCTTTTACATCAAATGTGATATAATCGGTACACTTTGTGAGATCCATTAACGCGGTTATTCCTTCATATTCCATTTTCTTTGTGTTTTTCTCTTACATGCGTCTTTGTTGAATCAATTCAAATCGTTTTCAACCTTTTTCCGTCTATTACTTCGCGAAGTAATAGAATTAATTATTGATTCTGAAATATATTGCCGAGATTGATATCGTTCAGGTACATGTAGTTTGTGCGTGCAACCAGTCCGCTCCTCGGGAATTGAATAACGCTGGACTGCCCGTCAAACATGAGAGTGTTGACGGGAATCTGTTCAATAGGAGCACCTCCGAAGTAAATGGGTACGTTTTTAAATTGGTCATTGATAATAAATTCGACCCGAAGCCAAGACTGCTTCTTCACATTGTCTTCCAGGTCAGGGACCATGATGAGCGATTGATCCTTGTTATTGTTTGTATTGATTATGAGCTTACCGTCCTGAATGTAAACTATCTGGAAATTATTTGCTCCCGAACCCTTCATGAAAAGTACAACTCCATTCCTGGCGCCACTCTTCGGAAAGTTAATAGCGACTGATAGATTATCCTTCTGTCCCTTGGTGAACAGGGGGCTCGGTATCTGAATTTTCGTGGAACCATAAAAGTAGGCTACGTTGGCTGAGAAAGTCTTATACCATGCTACAGCCAACAAGGTGATTATAAAGAGAATAATTGTTATTTTAAACCACATTTTTTAATTCACTAACATTTGTTTGTTTACATGGGTTTATGTAAGCATTCCTACTTAGTTTTTCCTCTTCTTGAAAGATGCTCGTTGTTGGGAACATTTTGATTTTACCCTTCTCACTGTAGACTATTCGGTCAAAGCATTGCTTGTACTGATCCTCAGTCATGTATCCACCATAGACTGCCATGAGACACTTGTCAGGAGCCGGGTCAACGGATACGGGCGAAATAGTCCCTCTCATGTCACATATCATATGAGCCAGAAGCACGTGGCTGTTATTATACAAAACATCTGCGCGCGTCTTCTCATTAATGTAAGCCTTGATGCAGTTGAATGAACAAAATACCCCACTCGTAGAGTAGGTTTTAGTACCAGAGGAATGCGACACGCCAATTGGACAACCTATGGGTTCAGATTTGATGAAATTTGTACAAAACCAGCATTTGTAAAGATTACCACTCACTAAATTTATAGAAGATGTAACATACTGGACCATTTTTTTAGTCTCGACATCCAAAACCTTGCCTTTAGTGAGGGTGGGTAAGGATGTTACTTTACGTCTATTCATGGATTATTTTATATATATATTCATATGCCTAAATTCATATCCTTACTCTTTATCCGACAAAATATTCTATCTCTATAAAAATATGAATAAAGTAGTGTTGACAACTGCACTGATTGCACTTCTAGTAGTTGCGGTCTACATGACTTACACTTGTAGTGATGTAACAAAAGAAGGGTTTTGGATGCTTCCAAGTAGACAGGTTAAGGTTGAAAAGATGTTCAAAGACTCCAATGATGATTTCTTCCAGGTTGCTAACTTCCAAGGTATTCTTAGCCCCCGCTTCTCAAACGTTGATTACGGTGCCAACCTGAGAACCAAGTTCCCTAACTACAACACGATGGGTGTTCCTCAGGATCCTCTCCAACAAAAGGCCAACCCCCCAGACCCACTTGATTACGCGATCGCTGAAGGTATTCCAGCGAGCCCTCGGTCTACTCCACTCGTAGAAGGATACAAGGGTGCGAATCCTCAATACGGCTGGCAAGAGAGCAAGAGCCTAGGATCTGGAGGAATTCCTTTGGACCCTCACAACCCTTATTCGGCCGAATACACGACCGGGGATTACAACCAGGTCGTCAACATGGCCGTAGGGGCCGGTGCGGTTAATGGATGGCCAACAGACACTATTGCTGAATTAGACCAGGCCTCCTTCATGACCCAAGATGGTGAGATGGTACAACCTATTGTGTACGACAGATTTATATATGCCAACAGGAATTCTAGGCTACGTGGTCAGGGTGATCCTATCAGAGGTGATCTGCCGATTACGCCAATGACAGGAAACTGGATGATCCCTAGGGATAGTTTTAATCCCAATCAGGTGTTGCAACAAGGAGCGATAAATGTTATGGCTGGTGTAAATAATGAAACCAGCAACTCTCTTGCCAACCTCATTTACAATACATCTGGTGGTACTGAAACTACTATAGGTGGTGTAGACATGACCCAGATGAACATGAGTCATCAAGTCTACGGAGCTGCATCTGCAGCTCAAGGGGATATTCAGGTTACATCTTTCCCATAAGTTGAAAGAAAAATTTGAAATGGTAAAAATAAGTAATATGTTGATCAATTAATACCAGCAATATGAGTAAAGTGGTGATCTTGTGGATTAACTTTAGTTCTTCGACATCATATCCTAACGGGCCTGTAGATTCAGGTATGTCTCTCTACTGCGCAGACGTAGTCAACGCTGAGATCAACAAGTCTTATCCCTTGTGTGATTGCAAACAACTTTGCAATCGAGTGATTCAAGTTGACAACTGTCGCTGCGTAGAAGTGGATATTGAAGATATCAGAACCCTTGATGGAAAAAGTGCCGTAGATCTACTCCGGATTGACCTCTTTTATGAAATACTAGGTAGTGTCATTAAGAACCAAAATAAAACTTTCAATTTTGGCAATGGAAACAACTTGGCTATGTTAATTGATGACAATGATTATCAATTTAACAACAGTCGCATTGTTTACGAATTTGCACGCATATTGAAACAGTATTATGAATTCAACGTGTCAGAGATTTCTGATGTTAACGACATTGACACCATTCCGTTGATGAACATTGACAACAAACATTTTGCCAAGTTCATCAACTGGATGAATAATAAGATATAATCCGTGTTTCATTTCATTTCATCTTTCATTTCATCTCTATCTCCTAGGAGATAGAGATTCTAACATTCTATTGACAAATTGAGCCCATGTATTTTTGAGAGCATCCAGAACCTCCAGTACCATATGCGCGTCCTATAGTGAAGTAATTTCCTCCTGAACCACCCTCTTGTGACCCATGAGTGAGTGTATCGTAACCAGGAGCAGAGTATGCAGGGACTACGTAGTACCCAGACACAGACGTGTAAGGAACTGGTGGGCGGACACCTTGAAATCCTTGATTGTATGTTCCCAATTGAGCATAGTATCCACCTCCAGTATTAGGGCCAGCAACGTTTCTGTAGTTATAACCACTACCAATATTATTAATGTGTAGACCAGACATTTTTTAGTCACTTAGAAAATAATTTAGGTTTCTGAGTATACATCTTACAATGTATGGATTTGATTCCCCGAAGGGAATCAAATCATAAAATTGGGTTTACGTGTCTAGGTTTTCAGGGACGTTGTACTTGATATTGTTCTTTTTAGCCAATAAGCACCCCTCCTTGGTGAGCGCGCGCATAGGAACGGTGTCTTCAACATCAACGTTAATCACATCGTCTGATGACACCCATCCGATAACAATATTATCGTCATCCAAGACAAGGTACCCATTAAGGCTATGGAAAAAGATCATCGGAAACCCATGCCGATTCTCAATTGTATATTTTTCTTTAGTTGCCGGCTCACATAGTTTATTCCCAATGTTTTTTTTGGGTTTCTTGATCTGAATAGAAATATCTTCTTCCTCATCTTTATGATTAATAACAACGTCGTCATCCCCGTCAGATGTCTCATACTGTTTTTCATAAGCAATGAGAGCCTCGATTTGAGTCGCTTTGACGCCGACCGGTCGGATGCCGCGTTCTTTGAGGTATGGCTTTAGTTCAACCAATTTACACTTGTTCATTTGATCAAATGTTATTGGCGTTTGTTGTTCTCTGGGTATTGCTTGGACCCCAGACGACTTGCGGGCGTTATCCTTGGTTGCAGCTGATTTGGTTACTTTTTTTGTTGAGATGATACATGTATCATTATCCACTGACGTCGACGGGTGATTAAAGTACTGTTCAAACAGATTGCTCAGAACAGTGGCTTTAATACCATTATTTTTTTCACAAAACTCAAAGAACCCTTGGAGAAGGGAACCGATACCGTTAACGATAACGTTTGCGTTCATTGTCATTTTGATATATTATTACTTAGTTAACTTATTTTATCATTGCTGAATTTCAACTTGAAAACAAATCAAATATTCATTGCATTAATTAATGTGACCACTTGTACACGCGGTCCCAACGCAAGTCATTTTTGTTACTAGTTTGCCTGTTAGCCAGAATGCTTAATACAAATTTGTTCTGATCCACACCATCAGCTAATTGGAACAGCTTGGATATCTTTACCAACCTACTCTTCGCAATTTCAAAATCTTTATTCAAATCATTCCTTCTACCCCTATAATCGTTCTCCATGAAATAGACAGCCACCTCGTCTTTAATAAGCTGACTTTCAGTTTTACTTTGCATGGGTATGTACATGCCCAATATAACAGGGAAAACGATAGCAATCTGATCATCGTTGAGACCTGCTTTGTATAATGTCTCAGCATCGTCATTCCCCATTGATGCTTTGACACCATGGACGTTATAAATAGCTTCCAGCTTGGAGGTTGATGGTTTCATGAGAAGCATCATCGTGTTCTTCAAATCCTGCGCCATACTCATCATCCATGAATTGGTCCACACGTTGGCCGCGATAGACCCGTATGAAGATATGAACGGGTCATTCAACGACGGTCTATTCATATTCCTCATGTACATGAGAAGCTGACCCGTGTTGTTATCCCCCTTACCATCTCTGCCAACTCCCAACACTGGGTCAGATTTATCATTCCATACGAGTTGTAATTCACAGGTCGCTATCAACAAGTGAACAAGAGTAGAATAATTTGGATATATAAACTTCATGTATGTAGCAGCCTCATTGTTAACCTTCAGGTTATGTTCGATCCAATCTCTCTTTATGTTGTTGTACATGCCGACAATGTCTTTTAGAGCCACCGTGTTAATATCAAACATCTCAAGACCCGATAGTTCCCCAATATTTATCAGATTAGCTATCATCTTAGCATAAGCGTAGTGAACCACAGACACATATCTCCTACTATCAATCACCACATCCTCAATATAATTAGGGAGGAACGGGTCATCCGGTGAAAGATAAATCTTTTCAACTTCAGTAACGGTGGATGTATGAAGCCGATCCATATCCCTAAGTAATGGACCAATAATGTCTGTTTCATCATCATTGATTTTATTCTCATACCCCAACAGTTTCTTACTAATATCACATGCATCACGGCCCATTTTGCGGATAGTCTTGTCGGGGGTGAACTGCAATCGTTCCATAATATGATCATAGTTATCCCCAGTCTGTCTTCCTTTCATGTACATATCGTAGAGTTGATCCTTGTATACTTGAAGACGAGTCTCCTTTTCAATCTGCTGACGTTTAGCCTCTGCGTATTCATGTTGGTCAAGATTAGGATACTCATTCTCAAGAATGTAATCTAGAAAGACGTCCAACAGGTGATCCTTGAACCGACTAACTTCCTCATTCCATAACTGACCACGCATCCTGTATTTGAGAACAGGTACAATTTGGTTTATATCCAAGAAGATTTCGTCGTCCAAAGCAATGTTTCTGTATCCGTAACGCTTGGCATATTTCTTAAGAGCAACAAAGTCCAACGTGTCTGGAAGAGAAGGGTTCTTGGCTAGTTCATCCTCAACACCGCTGATAACTTGAAGAACTTCTGTCCTACATACATCTTTTCCTTGTTTTGGGTCATAAATGAGTTGTTTGTTTTCGGCACGCATGTTGTTGAGTAACATGAGAATGTCTTTGTTGTCGTAGACGAGTTGTTTGCCTCTTGTTTGGTAAAGCCTCTTCCTCAACTCGTCGTGCTGTTTGAATCGTTCACTCAGACCTTTTAGTATCGCCTCGTTGTAAATCTCCAAATCCTCTTGTTCACGGAGACGTATCATGTTTTCGAATGGACAGTGAAGCGTCTCACTCATCCGATGTCTATACTTTTCATCTTTGAACATGTTCACATACACGTATTGAGTCACCGTCTTCCAATTGCCGTGTTTGAAAGCGTAATTGTGGTTGGGTACGACACGTGATCCTACTGTAAAGTCGACCACAGCTTTACTACTCAGGAGCCCAAAGGGTTGTGCCATTGGACTCGATAGAATCAATGTTTGTTCCATTATTTTGTTTGTCCAAGAATATTGTTAACTCTATAAAAACTAACCTACGCTCATTCCCTGTGATTACTTTTGTTTTGTAAGTAAAATGACGTTTAATCAAAGGGATAAATTGGTTAGGGAGAAGATCCTGAAAAACAGTGATATACCCTATCGTTACTCTCAGACCAACATCATCACACAAGAGGGAAGATCATACTTTCCATACCCCGACTGGTGGCGAGGTGAATACAAGTCAGACTTACCCATAGTTGTAGAACGTGAGGCTGGATTTAGGCCACGTCTTGAACGATCTTATTGGAAGGGGGATACCGGGCACGCGTACCCTCAGCATTGCTTCAGATCTGGTATCAAAACGAGGTACCCGTGTTATCCTGAGTGCACCAACGATCCAACACTCCAACGATCAAGTAAGATATATCTCTATCGTTAGAATCATGTATTCATGAGAGGTGCATTATCCATCATCTCATGAGATGATGGATCACATCGGATGAGTTAGATGCCGCAGCCTGATATGTTTTTCATGTAATTGGATTTGTAGGCTTGATTGTATGAGGAGAATTTCCTCATTGCTTCAGCGTTCTGCTGCATACCTCTCTCGTAGGAGTAAACACCACAATTTGGAGAGACGTTTGATCCAAACTGCAGACCGTAGTTACCTGAGATGCCGTTGATCGCGTTGAGTTCCGAGGCACGTTTCATTTTTGACCATTGTGTCTCTGAAGTGTCTGGACCGTAAAAATCACCTTTGATACCTCCACTGCTCAGATTGACATACTCGACATATTGGGGTCGTTGATAGTTTTCTACAAAAACACGGTCCTCTGCACTGCTGCAGCCTGCCGCTTTTGTGTTGAAAGAGTCTGCGCACGCGGGACGACCCGCGCTGTCGTAACCATTCCATAGTGGGCAAACCATGTTCCCTGGGTTGAGGAACCGATCGCTCTGGACTTTGGTCGCGTACGCTGGATCGATTTTACATGTACGAATTGAAGCTCCAAGACTTATATTTCCTGCCATTATACTTTTTATTAAATAGATATTTTTATAGGATCTTGACTCAAAAAGATTAGAGTCCGTTCAAAAAGATGAAAACATAATTTGAAAAATAATATGTTAATATAAAATGGATTGTACCAGTTACAAAAGAAACATTGACCCAGATACAGGGTTAAAGTATACAAACTCTAAAAGCGATCAACTGAAAATGTTAAGAATTGCTAGAGAGCGTGATCCATGCGGCGAATTTAAACGGAATCCTTGTGTGAATCCAGAAACAGGTCGACCTATCTCTCTTACGAGTGTTACTCATAAAAGGTTAACTGAAGCGTGCAAGGGGCGCAGAACTCCTAGCCGTAGCCGTAGCAGTAGCCGTCGTAGAAGCAGCAGCCGTCGTAGAAGCAGCAGCCGTAGCAGCTGCACAAGCCGTAGCAGCAGCACAAGGCGTAGCAGTAGCACAAGGCGCAGCCGTAGCCGTCGTAGAAGCGCTGGTCGTAGAAAACCAAGCCGTAGCCGTAGCAGTAGCCGCGGCCTTAGAAGCATCAGCCAGATGAGAGGTCTCAGCAGAAGCAGAAGCAGAAGCAGCAGCAGAAGCACTAGCCGTAGCGTTAGTACTGCTACTACTGACAAAGACTTCTTTACCTGCACCAGCGCCCCTTCCAAAAGCAGCTTCAGTAGTCTCTTTTCTCATAGAGGTATGGTACGTACGAAGAATAGTACATTGTTCATACCCAAAAAAGCCAAGCTTTATTATAGATATTTAAGTATTGATATTAGACCTGGATGGAAACAGTTTAAAATTTTTAAACCAGATCAAGGTGTAATTTTTGATATGGCTGATAGTGACATTGGTTTAATCTCGAAAAAGAAAAACTGGCAATTAACTTACATTAGAGATGGTTTTTCTATAATAGAACACCCGTACGTGCTTGAACCTTGTGCAAATGATCTAGATGATGAAGATGATGATGAAAAGGACAAAATAACTATCAAATGGGATGAGCCAACGCATGCTGAACGAGTTACTGACTACATATATGTTCTGAGAGCTGCGACTAGGGAACTGGTTGGAGTTGAATTTAGATTTAATTTCCCCATAACTTCTTACGGTCTCGAACAAGAGCTAGAATGTGACGAAGGAATGTATAATTTAATGTTTAATCAGTATTTCAAGCCTCACACATGCGGTGTTTTTAGAGTATTAGAAGGTGTGCTGTTCACAGTAGGTCAAAACAAGTATGAATTTGCAAGGCACCTATTTGATTTCAATAATAAAAATTTCCCTGATAGAACGTTCTACCGACACGCCCGCGAAAGCGAAAGCCCAAGCGAATGCGAAAGCGACTATTAAGAAATAGGATCAGACATAGTAATTCGGCATATCGCAACACAACATCAGTTGTTCAAAATTCATTACCCCTAGGGGTAATGAATAGAGACTCGCTCGACTAGCCCATTCAAGTTGAAATCTAGTCTAAGGAGAATAAGTACTATAAATGAACTCGATATGTTTGACCACTCGGTAACGATTTCAAATGAACTCGATATGTTTGACCACTCGGTAACGATTTCAAATGAACTCGTCACGTTGGAACCCATGTATTTGGATCCATTTATAATCAAACATCTCAGTGAAAAACTGTGCAAGATCAAAGTTGGTACATGTACCAAAGAATATGGGTTTATTAAAGGTATTAAGATTACTAATGTAAAACCTGCTGAGATCTCAATGGCTGATGGGAGCACACGCTTCTCAACAACATACATTATCAAATCAATCCTCCCCACAGTTGGAAAAGTCTACACGGCTAAGAGTGTGACAGTAATCAATCACAACAATGTATGTTGTGTTATAGCAACGATAGATGATGCATGCGGGGGTAATCCGTTTCAGATATTCATCGTCAATGGAATAAGCAAAGGTCCCAATTATAAGTTTGAGTCGTGTAAGTGCGTGATCCCCATTTCAGACAAACCCAAGAAATTAGTTTTATGGAATATCATCGTAGAGACTGTACAATATCATCAAAAACAGTTCATAGTCGCTGGTAAACACATCCATGACTATAACCTTAGTAAAGATCCAAAGATAAAAGATGATAAAAAGGGTTGTGCAAAGACTGAGGTAAAGTAAGAATGATGGATAATTATACGAATGTCAGAAAATATACTACGCTGATGCTCACTAGACGAAATTATTCTATTGGACAATTTACAGACGTAGATGAAAATGGTGTGTCAGGTAAAAAACCACGATTGTACGTAACCAAACCTAACGGTGAACAAGCAGTTGTCTTTTTTATACATAAGAGAAGCAAAACAGATAAGGTAACTATCAACGTAGTGAAGGTTATCATTTCTATGGCACAATCAATCTCACATATAATTATCGTACATGACACCGTTCTCACATCTGACGCTAAGCAAAATGTAACCAAAGACGACGAGACTAGTATCCATCAGTTTGAGACGTTCACATTTGACGAACTCAGCTACGATCTATTAGAGGTAATAAAATGCACTCATCCAATCACATTCCTCGAAAATACACCTTATGAAGCTAACAAACTACCCATTTTGTTATCAACGGATCAATTAGCAAGGTATTTGAGAATACGCCATGGTGACATAGTAAAGGGTATGTTTGGAGATGATATAATCACTATCAGGCGATGTGTCAGCTTATAGCTTAACATTTTTTCATCATAACCTTTAGAGGTTATGATATTACAGCGAGCAACATTATTCAGACCATGCGCAAATATTTGTCACATTGACAGTTGGCCTGGTATTTGGGATAGTAGACGCGAGACTGCCAGCTGGTATTGGGATAACGGCACGTGGAGAAGTTGCGTGTATGGCATGATACATCTGGATAACAAAGAGAGGTGGGTGGTTTGTTTTCAGTACGAGGTGATAAATAACCAATCTTGTAGTAATCCATCTTAGGAGTCATTGTATCAGACATTTTAAGTATATGATATTTTTCAAAAGCCTAGCTGCAATCTCTATCTTTAATCTTTAACTTTGAAAAATGGCACTAAGTTATTCAGGAATTGTCAATTACGGTAAGGTTACACTTCCATCTGTTGAGTCCTGGGGTACCAACATGAACATTATAAAGGATCCACCCAAGTCGGTTCACACACGCAAGATCGACCGAGTAGGTGCGACTTCAGCCATAACTAGCGCTGTTGATGAAAGCGGGGACCGGTTCTGCGAGGCCATCAACTACTACGCGAGGGGTCAGAACCCAATGGTCAGCGTCTCATACGGTCAGGGTCAGAAAAAGAGTAGTATAGGAGGTGGTGAGGCTTTCCTTCCTTACAGGGTGGCTAGGGAAGGAGCATTCAGACCTCCTATCTGGAGACAGGAAGACTTACTACCACTCTCAAGAATGCCCAGGATTTGGACAGAGGTTGGAACGCAACCATACAAACCTATCTTTACTAAAAGAATCAGGAATTGTGGGACAGTTGATGACACGCGTGAAGTCAAGAATCATATGCTCAATGTTTCATGCGTTGCTTCAAAGACTGTGGCCGCGTACCCAAACACTAATCAACCCGACATGAAGCCGGGTATACTAAGAGACCCGCTCGCCCCAGGGCAAGTGGGTTCTTCCAAATCTTGTGAAGCAAACAATTCTGAGATTGCGCAACGAAATGACCAGGGGCCTATATTGCTTGCCCCGTCTCGTCCTATCGCTTCTGGAGCAACTAATCCGGGAAGAATTAAAGAAATACCTGTAGTTTTCAATAATGTCAGACTTGATCAGAATCATCCAACTGCTTCTGGAGCAACTAATCCGAGAAGAATTAAAGAAACTCCTGTAGTTTTCAATAATGTCAGACTTGATCAGAATCATCCAACTGCTTCTGGAGCAACTAATCCGAGAAGAATTAAAGAAACACCTGTAGTTTTCAATAATGTCAGACTTGCTCAGAATCATCCAACTGCTTCTGGAGCAACTAATCCGAGAAGAATTAAAGAAACACCTGTAGTTTTCAATAACGTCAGACTTGCTCAGAATCATCCAGCCACCAACGCGATGACCAGCTTTGCTGCTCCATCACTCTCGGGTTACAATCAAACTGAACAACAGTACAATCGCCTACAAACGAGAACATCACGGGGAGGATTTGACGGGTGTCAAAGTATACCGAGTGTGAATATGAACAATCAAATGAAAACATTGACTAGGGTCAGATAGTTTTACGATTTGAATAAATAACATGAAAAATCAAACATAAAGATAATTACGAACATTAGAATGAGATGGCTAAATCTACCACAAATTGTAGTTGTTGTACCCTTCACAGTTGGGATTACCAACCACCTGTAAACGATCGTAAACGTCTCTATGACTTGCCTAAGGCTGGTGCAATTCTGATATATAACGGCCGAGTACTCATCGTTCAGTCGAGAGGGAAAAAGTGGGGCTTCCCGAAAGGGAGTTTTGAGCGAGGTGAGTGTGCAACCCAATGCGCGACCAGAGAGGTACTTGAGGAGACATCATTTAATATCAGATTCAAAGAGGACGATTCAAATGTCAAATATAATAGGACCACATTCTATATCAAACATCTTGAAAGGAAGCCTCCCAGTATTAATCATGGTTTCCTCAAAAAGCCAGGTAACGATTGCACAGGAATAGGATGGATACGTTTAACATGTCTTAATAAACAATCAAAACTGAATGGATCCATTAAGTTCAACATAGGCGTGCGTAAATTTGTTAGTCAATATATAAACCCAAGGTAAAGCTCGTTTACAGTTCCATATCCAAATAGGATATGGAATATATTAAATCAAAACGTGTCGGGCACGAGCTCAAACAATGCATTGATCTGCAG